AGTGAAAAAGATTTTCCTCCTCAAGCAATAAACCCACCCCCAAGTCCTTTTCGTTTTGATGAGTCTTCTACTACTGACAGTTCTAATTCAGATTCGACTATCCCGGGGAGTGCAGCCGAAGACAGTCTCGATGCCCAAATGGCTGAGGCTATGGGGTCTATTCCGGTAGAAACTGATCCTAGTCGATACCGTACTGTACCTGAAGAAAAACTTACGGAGGGCGAGTCTTTAAATAGCCGTGAGTTACTAGAAAGTCCAACTCAACAAGAGGTGGGTCCGGCATATACGGAAGAAGAATTAGACAGAGAGGCTTACGTAGATCCAGAAAGCGCCCGTCGTCAGCAGGAATTTGAAGAAGGTACAGGTGCGTTTGCTCCAGAAAGTACCGGTGATCAAACTATCGGTGATATGCTTCGTAGCTTCTTTGGCACTAGTGAAGAAGCAGATACATATGAAGGACCAACGGGAGAAGCTGATCCAGTTAACTTTGCTGAAGGTGGTCCCGTAGAAAAGGAACTAGAAGTGACAGAGGATGATCTACCAGATCCGCCTCCTGGTGCAACTCCTGAAGAAGTAGCGGATGATATTCCTGCGTATCTTTCAACCGGTGAATATGTTCTTCCGGCTAACGTAGTTAGGTATTACGGATTAGCTAAGATTAAAGACTTACATCAAAACGCCCTATTTGAATTACAGCAGATGGAAGATCTCGGGATGATTCAAAACGTGGATCATAACGGTGAAGAAGAAGACGATGATGATGAGATGAGTTTTATTCAAGAACCAGAAACACTCGTTGTTATTGAGTCTTCAAAAGGTTTGATGCATCCTATGCACTTTAGTGAGGGTGGTAACCCTAATGAACCTGGGGAGTCGGAACCCGCTTCACCGGCAGAGGGTCCAAGTCAAGGCGACGCAGATCAAGCATCAGAGCCAGCAGAAACTGGAACAGCAGAGGCAGAAGCGGCAGCAGCAGCGGCGGCGGCGGCGAAGAGCGCGGCGAAGGATATGGCAACCCTTGAGTACGGCGTTACAAACCCTGGTTTGTTCGGTACCGGTCTTACCGCTGAAAATATGGCAAAACAAACAACGCCGGGTCGAGCTTTAGCGGCAATTGGCGCTATTGCCGGGGCCCTTACAGATACTTTTCAAGGACTCGAAAAGGAAGGTGTTACTGTTGATTTTCCTGGAGAAGATGACTACAGTGGATTTGGGAAAGACACAGACATCGGAGGTGACGACGGTTCTAGAGGTGGTGGTGGAGATGACCCAAACATATCTATGGCAGATCTAACTCCAGAAACTCCTAGGATTACAACTTCTGTCCGGCGATTTATACCTGGAGTTGGTATTATTGATACCGCTCCTAAAAGAGGTATTATGAGGGCCGCTAACGGCGGTATGGCTTACGTACCAGGGGTAGGATTACTAGGGACGGCTCAAGAAGCTTTAGTCGAGGCTGGCTCGGGATCTACTGAGCCTTTAAGCTTTGAGAAGTTTACTGCGGATGTTTTTGGTTTAGGCCAAGTTCCTAACGTAGATACACTAGGTGCGGAAAAAGCTCTTGAAGAATTTACCGCAAATAAGTATAAAGAGTATGAAACTCAGCCACCACTTTCTGGACAGGATCTAAAAAATCGGAATACTCTAGCGAGGGAAGTTACGCCAGCAAGAGTTGGGGGGGATCAAAGCGCGGAAGCTAGTAAGGAATACGCTAAAGATAAAGAACTTCGACGTATCCTCGTCAATCGTGGCGTAGATGCATCAGATTTTGCACAAGTTATTAGTGACTTCTCCCAAGGAAAAAGGCAAATCTTATCCAGTAGCAGCCCTCTTGAAAATGAGCAGCTTATTGCAGAGCTAGGTGCTCTAGGCAACTCTCGTCGTATTTCTCGTGAAGGAGTTGATGCTAAAGATATTCCAGAGGGCGCTACTAATCGGGATGTCCTAAAAGGAATCTTCGCACCTCAAATTTCTAGCATGGAAAAGTACGACAGTAGAAATCGAGGCATTACAAAGAAAGAAAGTCTTATTCAAAATATTCTTACCTCAGATAAACTAGGTGAGGAATATGAATATAATCTAGATGACCCGGCAGATCCTTCGACCCTAAATAAGATTGTAAACTTTGCTAACACGAGTACTTTTAGCCCGGAGTATACACCTAAGAGTAAAGGTCTTATGTCTGCCTCACCCACTAGCCAACCACCAGAAGGTAAGTTTATACCTGGAGTTGGCCTAGTTTAAACCCTTTTTGCGGGCTACCCACTACCCTCTTCGTGGTGAAGAGCTACTGGTGGCCCCCTATAGAGAGAGAGTAAAATGCAAGCTCAAGCAGTAGAAAACACACCTAAAGTTTCAATGATGAAGTACAAAAATAATTCATCGATTGAAGAAGAAGAAAAGGAAATTGAACGCCTAGAAGCAGAACGCGCAGGAAATACTGAAGAAGCTGAACAAGAACCAGAAGAATTAAATCCCGAAGAGGGGACGTTTAAGAAACGCTATGGTGATCTTAGGCGACATATGCAAAGCAAAGAATCTCAGTATGCAGAAGAAATCAGTAAGTTAAAAAGTCAGCTAGAAAGCGTTACTAAGCAACAGGTAAAACTGCCTAAGAGCGACGAAGAACTAGAACAATGGGCTGAAAAATATCCAGACGTAGCTAAGATTGTAGAAACAATTGCTACTAAGAAAGCAATTGAAGCACGAAAAGACGTAGAAGAAAAATTAGCTGCTGTTGATAAGATGCAGCACGAAGTGAAAGTTAAAGAAGCAGAGTCAGAGTTAGCTAGGCTTCACCCTGACTACAGTGAATTACGTGCAGATGCAGACTTCCACGCATGGGTAGATGTACAACCTAAGTGGATTCAAGATGCTCTATACGAAAATGAAACTGACTTCTTAGCAGCGTCAAAGGCAATTGATCTCTATAAACTGGAGACAAAGCCAAAGCCTACCACAAAAGATGCAGCTAAGAGTGTTGGACGGCCACGACGTTCGCAAGAACCCGCACTAGAGACTAAAGCAAAGTGGTCCGAGTCAGCAGTTAAAAAGCTTTCGGGTAAAGATTACGAGCGGTTTGAAAATGAAATCATGGAAGCTATTCGTACAGGCAACTTCGAATATGATATTTCTGGTGGTGCTCGGTAATTTTTTACTTGACAAATAAAATTTAGTATGTTATAATATTATCTATACAATAAAAGTGGGCCATTAATTTGGCCCGCTTCTTCCCAGACACCTCTAAATGTTTAGACCACTGTCTGATCTTCCGCTAACACTTACGGAAAATTCAACTACCTGTACAATATTTAGGCCGGAACCCCTACCCTAATGAGTCAGCCTTGAATGCCTAATGTTAGTTCTTTTTAGCAAACAGCCTGAAAGGAGATAACCAATGGCTTTTTCATCGGCTCCTGGCTACGGTAACCTACCTAACGGTAACTTCTCGCCGGTAATTTACAGCAAGAAGGTACAGACTGCGTTCCGTAAGACCAGTATCGTTGAAGACATCACAAACAGTGATTACTTCGGTGAGATCAATAACTTTGGTGATAGCGTTCGCATCATCAAGGAGCCAGAGATCACTGTTAAGGCATATTCCCGTGGCACCGTTGTAATGCCACAGGATCTCGATGACGAGGACTTCACTCTCGTTGTCGATAAGGCAAACTACTTCGCCTTTAAAATTGACGACATTGAAGAAGCACATTCGCATGTGAACTTTGAATCCCTTGCTTCTGATCGCGCTGGCTATCGCCTTCGTGACCAGTTCGACCAAGAAATTCTTGGTTACATGACCGGCTTCAAACAATCTGCTCTTCACAGCATTGCCGATACTGCTCGTGTTTCTGGCGACAAGTCCGGTACCGATCCGATCACCGTTGCTGACAATGGTCTACTAGCTTCCATGCTAGTTGCTCGTAACAGCTTCGTTTCTGGTGGTGCTGCTACCGATTCTATCGCTACACACCCAGACGGTAGTACTGGTGAGGCAACCCCTCTACAGGTTCTAAACCGGATGGCTCGTCTTCTTGACCAGCAAAATGTTGACCGTGATGGTCGTTGGGTTGTGGTTGACCCCGTTTTCGCTGAACAGCTAAACGACGAAAACAGCAAGCTTCTAAACAATGACTTTGCTGGTGGTCAGAATGCTGGCGACATTCTTCGGAATGGCCGCATCATTTCTGGCATGGTTCGTGGTTTCCGCGTTTACCTTTCAAACAACCTACCTTCAATTGGCACTGGCCCTGCTACAGTTGATACCAACGGTTCCGCTGCTAACTTCGGTGTGGTTCTTGCTGGTCACGACTCCTCAGTCGCTACTGCTTCGCAAATTGAAAAAGTAGAGACATATCGTGATAACGATAGCTTCGCTGACG